TATCTGTGAGTCCTCCAGCAGGTCGGCGGCGGCGCGGGAGATCTTCCAGTGAGACCTCAGCTCCCTCATGCCGTAGGAGTTCTGGACGAGCCACTTCGCGGCCGCCCACTGGGAGGGCATCCTCCTCTCATCCAGCCACTGCTTCTCGTCGTCCCGAAGGACCTTGACGACGGCGGGGTCTCCCCCACGGTTGTCCAGGTGGGGGCGGACGTGCTCCGGTATCCCCTTCCAGCTGTCGTCGACGGCCGTCTCCACCTCGGTGCGGGGCTCGCTGGGGGAGGTGGCGTTCTGCGCTGGTGGCGGTGGCGGTGTCGGGTTCCTGACAGGTCTGCGCACTGGCTCGGATACCTCACCCTGCTGAAACTCATCAGCCTCGACGTCAGAATACAAATATGCGTGGGCGTTCAGCAGTTTCAGTATGCATCGGTCAACTGCTCTTTTCTCAGCCATGGCATAGGGATATGCCTGCTTGGTGTTCTTCGGTGACGCCTCCCCCAGGGACTCCACCTGTCTGTCTCCATGCTTGGCGGTGCATTTGACAACGATGTCGGGGCTGAAGTTCAGCACCTCTATTGTCCAGCTCATATTTTCATGTGCTGCCGCCTTCTCCAGTGCGTTATGCTTGATGATCCAGGTGTCCTTGCCACCCCTTGCCAGGTTCCAGAAGTCATCCTTGACCAGTCCGTACTTGAGCTTGAACTGCTCTATTAGTGTTTTCGTGTAGTTGTCTTTAGACATCGTATCTCTCCTTGAGTTTGTTGTTGAGTATTTTGTGGGCTATTTTTACCAGCCCGTCCTTACGCAGCAGGGCCATGCGCCCCGATGCCAGTCTTATTACCTTGTAACGTCCTGCGATGAGCCTGTCGGTCACCAGCTCTGCCCCTTCAGGCATCGGGTAGTCAGTCATCATCGCCTCCCTGCATGCATGAGTTGCACCTGCCGCACGGGTCGCCGTTGACAGGCTGGTAGCATGACCATGCCAGCCGAAGCAGGGGCTCGGGGATGAGCGCCATGACCTCCGCCCTGCTCCTGTTGATAAGCGGCGCATCTATCCCGACACCACCTCCAAGAACCAGTTTCACCTTGAAAAGAAAATCTGGGGTGCAGTCGGCGTAGTCCGCCTGGTCCTCCCTGGTGCAGCCTATCCATATGTCCCTGCGCTGCCCGGGGTCTCCCACGCCGTCGAACAGGGCGGACAGGTTGTGTGCGATAGCCAGCAGCAGCAGGTTCCTGCCCCTGACGATCCTGGCTCCGCCTGCCCCGGCACCTATGTCCATCGCCGTGCAGTGGATTGCAGCCTTGTGCAAGTACAGTTTGCATGATCCTGCAAACGCGCTGTGGATCTGCCGCGACGCCCTGAGTTCCTCAGCGGCGGCTGGGTGGTCATACTGCACATGCAGCAGGATGGGGTGCAGGTCACCGGCCACGGCCATGACGACCATGGCCAGGCTGTCGACGCCGCCTGAGCAGAGGATTATCGGGCTATTCATGATAGATGTACCTCCTCTTGATGCTGTCCATGGGGCGGGGGAACAGGTCCCTCTCCAGGAGCAGCATGTGGTCCGTGAGCAGGCGGGCGGTCTCCTCGTAGCGGGACGGCCCCGACCCGTCGAAGCTGTGCGCTCCGTCCCTGATGCAGAGGTCCACCCTCCGCCTGGTGTTGACCCGTCCGACATGGCAGATGACGCCATGCCGTGCGCACATGTCGGACATCGGCTTTATCGAGCGCAGCTTCCACGGAGTGGACCCGCCGATGAAGACGCCGATCCCGTCCTGGGCGTACTGCTCCAGGTCATCAGCCACCATGCCGTCCTGCGCGACGAAGACGAGCCTGTATCCCTCAAGTCTTTTAATCCATGTGCTCGCCATCCTGTGTGTTTCGATAGCATCTTCGACCTTATCTGGTATCACCAGAAAGTCGGCATCATCACCATAACGCTCCACGTCGTCAAGGAATGGCGCGGGCTGGAACGGAGACCCGCGCTTGTGGCATACCCACGCACCGTTGTCTATCGCATACCCTGCGCACTCCCTCATGCGGCGGTAGGGCCTGCTCGGCGACATCATGTGCCGCCACGGGAACCTGTCCAGGTGCTGCAGCTGACGCGGGCTTGACGGCTGCGCACAGTACGGGATGATGTGGGTGTACCTGTCAGTCATCATCGCCTCCCTTGTGCTCGCACATGCCCCACTTGACGCAGGTCGGTTCTTCAGATGAAAACATCTCGAACTGCTTCCCCCCCCTTGCGGTGGTGCTCCATTCCCTGACATCGTCAATCGTCATGATGGGTACGCCCTTGATCGGTGAGTGGAAGAAGGTGCTGTGCAGTTGGGCGTCGCCCTTCCGCTCCCTTTTGAGTTTGGTGCATGTGTTCTCCATGTCCCTGATCAAAGACACCCGATCCTCTTCCAGTCTTGCTATCTCCTTCTTTCGGCTGTTGATGCACGGCCAGCATCCCACCCTCGTTGAACCGTTCAGGTACAACTGGTTGGGTACAAGGTTCCATCGGTGGTGAATGTCGATGACCTGCTTCTCAGTCCAGGCTATCAACGGTCGCCACACCCAGCAGTCGAAGGCGTCGCTCCACTCCCACTCCGTCATCCGTGAACGCCTGGGGCTTTCCTCCCTCCGTATCCCGACCAGCATCAGGTAGTCATGATCCAGCTCTTCCACATGTTTTGTGACTGGACGTATCTTCAACTCCTGCGTGCACCACTTGCCATTGCGTGTCGGGAAGGACTGGTGCAGCAGGATGCGCCTGATCATCGGCGACCGCCAGCCGATGCGCTCCTCATAGTGCTCGACGTATTTCCTGTGCTCGTCCCTCACCCTGATGTCGGCACTCAGCCTGGTGATCGGCCCCACTGTCTCCTCCAGTTTGTCGAGGTAGGCGTAGGTGGAGGCGTGCTCCCACCCAGTATCCATGAAGACCCTGTCGTAGTCGTCCCTTGTGTAGCCCATCTCCATAAGGTGCAGGCACATCGCCGTGCTGTCCTTCCCCCCGCTCACCGATACTATCGGGCGCGCATTGGTCAGTCTCTCGTCAGTCATTGTTCGGGTCCTCCCTCTTGCCTGTCAGGTGCTCGCCCATCGCTGCGCCTCCCTCCACCATCAGGCGGAGATGCCTGTGGAATCCACGGTCGGCAGCCCGGCCCGCCCTGACCCGCGCCTCCAGTTCCTCCCAGTCCCACGGGAGCATCATCTCCCTGTGCGACAGCTGGGGTGTGTCGGTGCAGGTGTAGTGGTATTCGTGCAGGTCGAGGCGCAGGTCCTCCACCAGCTTCTTCCTCCGCTCCTGCCAGGTGCGCACCGTGTTGCCGACCCTCTTAATGCTCCCCTTGCACCCGCACATGCACCTCTTGACCGAGACATAGGTGCGGTTCTGCTCGCGGTGGGGCTCGCTGCCTATCCCCCTGCCCCCATCCTGCGACGGGGCAATCCAGGTGTACAGCGCGGAGGTGAGGACGAGACCCCCCTCCTCCCTGCAGTGGTCGGAGCAGTACGGGTAGTCTATCACCTGGTGCGTCGAGCTGTATCCCAGGTCCACGGCCGTCTTCCTGACCGCCGCCACCACCGAACCGAGGCTCGGGGGGAAGTCGTACTCCTCCACGCACACCGCCTGCACCCCCTGGGTGAGGGCCTGGTCGGGGGTGTGTTCAAAGGCTGCCTTCCACATGGGACGAGACCCCTCCCGCCACGAGGCGGAGCGCATGAAGCTGGCGGCGAACATGCCGAGGGCGCTGTCTATCGTGCTGTCATACGCCATCACTCACCCCCTTCGAGGTGTCGGCGGGCGTCCTCCAGGTTGCGCTCAATCTCCTGCTGCTCATGGTGGTGGTGCAGGTACATCCGCTCGGCGTCATCCACCACCGCCTGCAGCTGTGCCAGGGTCGCGCCCTTCTCCAGTGCCAGCAGCATCTCGGGCACACGGCCGAAGAAGACCGCGCTCCGTATCTTCAATGCGACAGCCGCATCTATCTTGTATATCTTGTTGTCCATGACTACTCCTTGTTGTCTGGGATGAGGAAGCCGCGCTTGTCGTAGCGGGGTTCACTCTTTGGTTGCTGTTGTTGTTTGTTGCTGGTGGATTGCTCCACGGTTTTTATTGTATCAGATTTCCATGCCCTTGCCAAGGAAAAATTCTCGGCGTAGACTTTTTTGTTGCAGACGTTGTGCAGGTGCAGGTGTCCCTCGTCCCTCAGATACCTCGGCTTCGAGCGCGGGCAGTGGTACAGCCAGTCAAGGACGAGCAGCGCGCCGTCAAGGTTGCCTTTCCGCACCACGCTGCTACACACACCCAGGTCTTTTGCCAGGATGCAGTCAACGGTGTGTCCTGCTCCAGTGTAGTGCTCTATCCACTTGGCTAGCAGACGATAGCAGTCAGCGGAGCGGGTGACGCTGCTGAACAGCTCAGGACTCACCTCCTCGCATGCGTATTTTATTCCTTCACCACCAATAGTAATAGTAATATATTGGTTAAGGGGCGTCGATGCGTCCCTGTCCTCGGGAGGTGTGGAGGGGGACTGATTGAAAGGTGATTGAAAATTGTTCGAAGCGTCCTCTACACCCCCCGCAGACCCGGTCCCAGGTGATTGAAAATTGTTCGAAGACTGATTGAAATCCTCCAGGTATGCGATGAACTGGCGGGTCTTGTACAATGTCCACCCCCATTTTCGTGACAGTTCCCTCTGGCTTGGGAGCTGGTTGAGAGCCCTCAGCTGTAGCCAGTCGTATGCCGCCTCCGCCTTGCTGTTCTTCCCCTGTGAGATGGCCAAGCCCTGGGGGACCTTGATATATCCCTTGCGCCTTTCCTTCTCCTGTGGTATATTAGTCATGACTGCCCCTCCTTGGGGTTGTTGTTGTTGAGACAGCCGGGCGCATGGGGATGGGTGATGAACCCGAACCTCCGTTTATCCGGCTGTCGCTGTTTAAGGTCTGGGTACTGAACAGCTGTTCAGTACCGAAAATGCGTACTGAACGGCTGTTCACTGGACGAACCTGAATCCGCCGTCCCACAGCACCATGAGCAGCGCCTGGATGTGCTTGCATGTCCTCGCCCCCTCCTCGCTGTAGGCAAACGCCTTGCATGAGCAGGTCGCCCTCCTCGGTGTTATCATCACGTCGTAGGGACCCGATGCGGATATGCACCGGGGGCTCGCCCCCTTCGTCCAGCCCTCCATTCCCTCCGCGTGGAGCTTGAACACGGGCGCGCTCCTGCCCTCCGCATGCCTCGCCATGAAGTAGGCGCTGTGCTCGTTGAGCACCGACATCATGTCCGTGTGCAGGACCACCGTGCTGTCATTCCTCCTCTTCATGGTTGTCCTCCGCGCTGTCCTCGGTGTCGGCGTCCCCGCCGTCCTCGGTGTCATCCGCCACGCCGCAGTCCGCCGGGCCTATCCCGTGCTGCGCCTCGAGCCTCGAGACCCCAAGCAAAGTGGCGTCTGCTATGACCTGGCTGACGGTGACGCCCAGCCCCAGCGCGACCGCCTGGACTCTGCCGTCCAGCTCAAGCGAGAGCCTGGTGCCCCTCACCCTGGTGACCTGGCCGTGCGCCCTGTACCCCGTCCTCCGCCTAATCATCATCCACCCCCAGCTCCCGGCGCAGCACCGAGCGGGCGCAGAACAACTCCGCCTTGATGCGCCCCAGCGCTCGCGCCCGGGCCATGCTCTCGTCCTCCACCAGTTCGACCAGTTCGACGTCGCCCGCCGCCATAGCCCTGTCCAGGTACTTGAGCACCCGGGCCAGGGTCTCCGCCCTGAGTCTCTCCTCGCCCTCCCTCATGCGCTCCTCGCGCTGCTGCTGCTGTTGTTCCTCGTTCATGTCATCCTCCTTGGATGGTTGTGGTTATCATTGATTGTGATGTGAGAAAGTCGGCCAGCCTGTCTATGTCGTAGAACCACCGCCATTCAGTCCGAGCACCTGCGCGGGGCGACACCGTGGCTAGCCTGTAGTTGCCGAAGGAGTCCCTTGTCAGTTGATAGCTCCACGCCTTCCGGAAGGGGCAATCGCGCCGCAGTATCAGAGGCTCCTCGCCGTCGTCTCTGTTCGGTATCCCGTGCAGTTGCCCTGTCATATCCGCTATTCGGTGGCGACCTTTCACCGCCCAGTGTTGTTGTTGTTGCTTTGTCATTGTTATCCTCCTTGGTTGGTTTGTTGTTGTAGTTGAAATAGAATCAAAGGGGGACGGTGTCCCCGTGGGTTATCCGTAGATGATCTTGCCGAAGCAACACCACTGTATGATGCAGTCGGCAACGTCGCTGCCGATGCTGCCAGGGCAGCCCGTCCGAACGAATTGGTCTATGCCCTCGAACATTAGACTGTTCCCAGGCTGACCCGCCGTGAACATCTCTCCGATTGCCTTCTCCATCTTGGCATGGGTGATCTCAAACTCCTTGCCCGTGTCATCATCGACTAGGTCGCAGACGCTGTCGTCAAGGTACGATGCCCAGTAATAAATGTCGGCGCATCTAAATATAGATATGAAATCCTTTTCGCTCAGTTCAAATGTCATTGTTATGGTTGTCATTGTTATCCTCCTTGGTTGGTTGTTGTTGTTGTTAAGGTAGGCATATTGTGGTGGTCGGGTCGGTGACGTGAACCTGTCCAGGAAAAAGGCTGTCGTTGTCCCATACTTCAACCGTTACTGCAGGGTGTCCGCATGTCCCGGGTAGGGACTCATATGAGTACCCCATCCACTTCCCAGGGAATTCATGATAGCTGGTGTAGAGCGGTTCAAAGGTGTAGCCGGCCTTCTCTACTTTCATCCTGATTATCCTTTGCACTTCTTCTTTTGTGATAGTCATGGCTACACCTCTCCAGTTACAGGGGCGGCATGTCTCATCGCATGGATTATCTCCTCGCCTATGATGTATGCGTACATGTTTACCAGCTTCTCAGGGCATGATATGTCTGTGTAGTGCTCGCCGAAGTGGTCATTCTCGTATGTCCTCACCGTGTCCATGCACTCGAAGACCCTGTCGCCCAGCCATTGCTTTGCCTTCCACGTGCCTATGATGTAGTAGTCCATGTTGAATAGCTCGTGGTGCAGGTCCTCGTCGTGCAGGTCGTATCCGTCCTCGAGCATGTCCTCGATGTGTGATTTGATTTCTTCGTAGTTGTGTATTCTGTTAGTCATGATTGACTCCTTGTTAGTTGTTGTTGTTGATGAAGATAAGTTCGTGTCGGTGACTCCTTTGTGGTGTCGAGTTGTTGATATGCTGTGTAAATCTCTAGTGCGGTGCTGTTCCCTGCATTGTCAATTACTCCCCCGGCCATGGCAGCCTGAGCCATGTCAACCACGGCCCTGTTAATGAGACGGTGGAGCACGTAACCATCAACACCATCTAAGTCAGGGGAGAATGCGGGAACACCGCGCCTCCGTGCCCATAGCTGGTCTTCTATGCGTTGATAGGTTCGTGTCAAGTCGTCCCCTTTGTTGAGGTAGTGACCGGGGTTAAGGCCCGGCAGTTGTTCGGTGAGGTTCATTTTGACTCCCCTGTTGTTGTGTTTCGTGGAAGAAAGTTAAAGTTATAGGCTACGCCCGTGTCTACTCGCAGGTTGAAGCGCACATGAGTACAGCTTGCATACCTGGTATCAAAGGCCCCGGCCCTTACTCGGTGACCATAAAGCCGTTTGAATTTGTCGATAGGCATAGTGACATCCAACATGCGCAGGCCCGTCCATCTATGGATATAGGGCGTGGACCCTTCCTTGATTGCGATAGTCATTGTGACTCCATTGTTGTTGTTGTGATCGCTATTTCCTTCTGAAAGTCACCATTTACAAGTTGATGAATAGATAGGTTGCAAGCTGTGAAGGTTTTATCGATGGTCATTTTTGCCTCTCTTTGTGATGCCCCTTTCGGGGCGGGGTGGTTTATCTAGATTGGTCGACCGCATTGAAACAGGCCCATGCTAAGATGATCAAGACGATCAAGTTCATCAAAAAATCCATCCTGCCATGCTTCAAACGATTCGTCACGATCAAGCCCTACGCAGAAATCAGCTTCCCGAGCCACAATATTCATGTCGAAAATTTTCCGCATTGCCACATAGTCATATTTTCCTGCTGTGATACATAGCCCATCGTGTGCGCATCGTTGCCCCTCAATGTATGCCAGATTTAGATTCTTGCTCATTTCTGCTCCGTTGTTGATAGTCATTTGTATGTTCCTTGGTTGAATGTTGGTGTCGCTGATAATAGTGTAAACACTGTATTGAGGTATTGCTGAATAATCCACCACCACCATCAAAATACCTCTATATCCTCCAAGACACGGACAGGAAAAACCAAAATAAATCAAGGCTGCACTGGAAAAAAACTTTCCAGCTGGGGCAAAACTCCACTATAGATACTCAACTGTAAACGCTGGAACCAGGACGCTGGAACCAACACCGACAGCTGTATACAGGGATAGAGGCAATCTGTAGACGGGTGACTACTGAGCTGTAGGAAGAATGGGAAGGATAGGGGAAAGGGTATAAGCGTTTTAACGCATATGAGATAATATGAGATAATGTGAGTTATGTTTGACGAAGATGCTATATCAAATCACTTGATATGATTTATTTTTATAGTTATTCACAGGTTGTTCACAGGTTATCCACAGCTTGTTCACAGGTTACTGACAGGTTACTGACAGCTTATTCACAGGTTATTCACAGGCCACCCCACCCCCCCCCAAACCCGCCTTTTATACCTACGCAGTAGTGTACCCCTCATATCCCGGGCAGTTTTTCACTCGTTCACCCTCCCGGAAAAATATTCGGGGGTGGTTTTTTGGCGGTTCATCATGTTTCGGGAGACATGTCTTTTGCGCCGCGCGTGTTTTTATTGGTTGATTTTTTAATTATGTTTTTGTTTATGTTTTTTATTGTGTTTTGGTGGTGGTGGTGGTATTATTTTCTTCAGGGGGTGTTTCAATGGGCTTCGGTGAGTGGATATGCAAGGCGGTGCATCGTCACGGTATGACCCACCGTGCTTTCGAGGACGTCACCGGCGTCAGCAGGGGCAGCCTGTACCGCTGGCGCATAAACGGTCAGCTTCCCAGGCTCGAGCTGTTCGTCCAGGTGTGCGAGGTGCTTGCGCGTCTCGGAGGGAGGAGCCTGGAGGACGTCATGCTCGACGGTCTGCGCTCCGTGCCCGACTACGGGTACGCATTGGTGCGGCTTGCACAGGTCCAGCATCTTCTGGAGGTGGATGATGCCTGATCTCCTCGGCGTGGGCTACGACGGCGATGTCATGGGCGGCAGGTTCAGCGTCTCCTTCGACGGCAGGGAGCAGGCGTGGGGCGGTTCGCAGCTGCTGGCGTGGCTGCTCCCCGGTTCCAGCGTCCCTGCTGGCAGGAAGTGGCTGCTCAGGCTGGTCACGCACTGCCTGGACGAGAGCCACGGGAAGGGGAGGGTGTACGACGCCGGACAGGTTTCCCCGTTTGTCGACCCTCGCGGGACCGTGCTTCCGAGGACGGTGTTCGTGCCGTGGGACCAGCTCCAGTTCTTCGAGGCGGACAACTGCTGGCACTGCGCCACGGAGGACGATCCGTGCGAGGTGCATGTCCCCGAGGGGGCCGAGGTGTGCGAGCACTTCGTCGGGGAGGGCGAATGAAAAAGCTAAATGGGAATAATGAAATTCATCCCCATCTTGAACCAGTGGGCATGTATGATGATGAATGGAATTTTGTTGATCATGACTTTTATCTGTTTGATGATCAGCCTAGCAAGACCAATTCGAGACAGGAAAGAATTGATATATTGGATCGGTATTTTGAGGAATGTATGAACAATGGCATGCCGTTTGATCTGCTGCCTGAAACATATGATGACCACCTGTCCACCTGGGAATCTATATGGAAGGGAACATGCTTGGATCTGGGCGGGGAGGGTGAGGGATGAGGCTGGTCATCGTCGGTGACCGGAAGGTGCTCATGAAGAAGAACCTGATGAAGGTCACACGCTTCGGCGGGCTGTACAAGTCGGGGGAGCTGAAGCGCTTCGAGGCGTACGTCGGGATGCTGGCGGCCGTAGCCTGCGCCGAGCAGGGATGGCTCTGCACTGACGGGCCGGTGGCCCTTTCGGTGGGGGTGGTTTTCGGTGACAGGAGGAAGAGGGACCTGCAGAACTGCTTCGGGGCGCTGTGCGACGCGCTGGAGGGGATAGTGTACGACGACGACAGCCAGATACGCCTCATCGCCGCCAGGAAGGAGTATGTGAAGGGGATGTGGGGCTTCGAGATAAGCGTGGAGCCGTACGGGGGGAGGAAGGATGCTGGACAGGCTTCCCAAGAGACTGCGCATTGAGCTGGAGCCCGTCCTCAGGGACCCCCTCAAGTTCGTTCAGCTGCTGAAGATACAGGACAAGAGGTCTGGGAAGCTGGTGCGGTTCTCGCCCAACACGGAGCAGGTCGCGCTTCTCAGGAAGCTGGGCAGGCACGACAAGGTCATCATACTGAAGCCCAGGCAGATCGGGATAAGCACGGTGCTCAGGGCGTACGCGCTGTGGAGGACGTACAGGACGAAAGATCCCCTCAAGTTCGGTGTCATCTCCTTCCATGAACGGAGCGCGAAGCACCTGCGCAAGATGGATTCCAGGATGCACAACTCCCTGCCCGACGCGCTCAGGAGGAACCTGGAGATAGACAACTCCACCACCATGGAGTTCGCGGGGACGGGGGCGCAGCTCTCCTCCTTCACTGCGGGGTCCAAGGGCGGGACGAGGTCGTTCTCGCTGTCCAGCGTCCACCTCTCGGAGTTCGCCTTCTACGACGACGGCGCGGAGATGCTCGCCCAGGTGGTCGCCACCATCGGAGAGGGGCAGATCATCATCGAGAGCACCCCGAACAAGCCCGGCGACACATTCCACAGGCTCATAATGGGGGCTCCCGAGAACGGATGGCACCTCGTCACCTACTGGTGGCACGACCACCAGATGTACAGGCTGCCCGCACCGGAGGACTTCGAGCCGACCGCCGAGGAGGGGAGGCTGGAGAGGATGTACGGGTGCGACTGGGACCAGCTCAACTGGCGCAGGAGGCAGATAGCCACCATCGGGCTCGAGAAGTTCCGCAGGGAGTACCCGGGATGCCTCGACGACGCGTTCCACTTCGCCGCCTCCACCTACTTCACGCAGGAGGAGATCAGGGAGATAGAGCCCGTCCACTTCGACGGTGAGGAGAGGCTCTACCACGACCCCGAGACGCAGGACGTGTACGCGATGGGCGTCGACGTCGCGGCGGGGGTCGGGGGCGACTACTCCGCCATATCCGTCATATCCATGGCGACGTTCCAGCCCGTCTTCCACTACCGCAGCAACTCCGTCAGCCCGTCCGCCTTCACCGACACGGTGCTCAGGGTGGCGCAGTGGTTCAACGGGGCCAGGGTGCTGTGCGAGAGCAACAACCACGGGCACGTCGTCCTCTACAGGCTCAGGCACATGGGCTACAAAAATCTGTGGCTGTCGCACGACCTGAAGGACTGGACGACCACCACCAAGAGCAAGCTCGACGCCTACGAGACGCTGCGGGAGTACGTCACGCAGGGGATGATCATGAAGATGGACGCGCAGGTGCTTGCGGAGCTGGGGTCGCTCGTCGTCACCAGGGTCACGCCCGAGGCGCCAAAGGGCATGCACGACGACCTCGCCATGTCGATGGCGCTGGCGTACCGCTGCCTGCGGGACATCCCGAGGAGGAAGCTGACACTCGCTAGACGCAACCTCATGGATGTGCTAATATCCGAGACAAGAACAAGGAAGAACAGAGACCAACCCATTCCATGGAAGAAGAGCAGATGAAGCCGAAGACCGTTCGTGCGCACTACGCGCAGCATGAGAAGTACTGGGACGAGAAGAGGGTGGAGATGAGGGAGCTCAGGGCCGCCTACATGACGAGGTACTGGGACAAGAACGCCCACGCCCCGCAGCAGGTGGTCATCGAGACCTCCCGCGCCTACGAGTTCGTGGAGGGTTACATAGCCTCGCTGTTCGCCCGCTCGCCGTCCGTCGTCGTCAAGGGCGACGTCAGGGGGAGGGGGGACCCGACCGTGGTCCAGGCGCTCTGCAACAACTTCCTCGACGGCATTCGCTCGCAGCTGGAGGACGCCTCGAGGCTCGGGCTGATATACCCGTGCTCGTTCATAAAGCTGCTGCCCAACGACCACCCCGACCCGTTCAAGCGGGTGAGCCTGTGCTCCGTCGCGCCGTGGGACGCAATCGTCGACACCGACGCCTCGGCATGGTCCGACCAGAAGTTCGTCGGGCACCGGTACCACCTCACCGTGAGGGAGGCGAGGGACAGGTTCGGCCCGAAGAAGTTCAGCGGGCATCCGCTGATCAGGTTCCTGGACAGGCCCTCGGGCGACCAGGGATACCACGACAGGAACGCCGGGGACGAGGAGCCCGAGTTCCAGTACGTCGAGCTGGTGGAGTTCTACGACATAGCCGGTGACAGGATGTACGTCTGGTCGCCCGACTACGCCGAGGGGAAGCGCTTCCTCTACGACGGCGTGGAGATCCCCGAGGGCGGGGAGGGCGAGGCGGAGGACGTCAGGTACACGGAGATCCCGTTCAAGGACGCCGCCGGAAGCCCCATGTCGCCCATCATACCCCTGTACTACTCCAGGCAGCCCGACCTCCCGATGAGGGGGTACTCGGCGCTGAGGAGGGTCTACGACCAGGTGCAGGAGGTCAACATTCTCAGGACGTACCAGGCGAGCATGGTACGCAGGGCGGCCCGCCAGTGGGTCGTCGAGAGCGGGGTGTTCGACGCCGAGGCGATGAGCAAGCTGTCGCAGGGCGTGGACGGCGAGTTCATAGAGGTCGAACTGAGCCAGGGGCAGCAGCTCTCGGGCTCCATAGTGTCCGTCCCGCACACACCCGTCCCGCCGGAACTGGAGAGGTACGTCCAGCAGGTGCAGGACGACTTCGAGCGGGGCTCCGTCCTCGCGCCGTTCACCAGGGGCGAGAGCACCCGCGCCACCGCCACCGAGATAACCGCCCTGGCAGCCTACTCGTCCTCCGAGATAGGGAGGCTGGCAAGGGAGAGGGACTCCGCCATAGAGCACGTAGCGGAGGTCTTCATCTCCGTGATGAAGCTCTACCTGGGAGAGGACGGCGACGTCATACTCATGGACGGGGAACCCCGCACCGTGGGGCTGGACGACCTCGCTGGCGACTTCACGTACTACGCCAACGACACGGGCGCAACGCCACTGTCCGAGGCTGTCAAGAAGCAGGAGTTCCTGGCTGTCATGCCGGCTCTCGTGGAGATGGGCGTCCCCCAGCAGGAGCTGCTGTCCCACCTCGTCAGGATGATGGACCTCCCCCAGTCCTTCATATCCGCGCTGGAGGGGGCTGCGGTCGATCCGCAGATGACCGCCGCCGCACCCCAGCAGGACCTGATGCGCAGCGAGGGGATGCAGGGCAACCCGTCGCCAGCCGACGTTTCACAGTTCCTGCCGTAGGAAGCCATGCCGATATACGACTACCGATGCCAGCCATGCAACCTCGAGGTCCAGGTCTTCTGCGACGTCGGGGAGAGGGAAGGGCAGAGGTGCGGGAAATGCGAGGCTTTCCTCTCGCAGACCGTTTCGCTGTTCGCATCCACCCCGGCGAGGTGGGGGGACAGCCACGGCTACTTCGACAGGGGCCTCGGATGCCATGTCGCCAACTCCATGGAGCGCGAGCGCATCATGAAGGAGAGGAACCTCCGACCCGTGTCCCAGCAGGAGCTGGACGACGCGCAGCAGTCGTCGGGAGACGACCACGCCAGGCATGAGAGGGAGGTCGCGACCTTCTCCTCGGCGCTGAAGGAGACCGGGGACTTCGCGACTGCGGCGGCCCGGACGTTCCCCGGACAGCGCGAGCCCGACCCGGAGACGGAGCACAGGAAATGGAGGTACGGGTTCGAGAAGCCCTGGGAGCCGTGCCTTGAAGTATTTAAACCAACACCAACAGAGGAAGGTGAGAAATGAGCATACCAGTACAGGACATAATAGCACAGGCGGGACAGATCGGCGCGGAACAGGACATGATGCAGGAACAGGCGATGACGGAGATGGCTCCGCAGGGCAAGTTCACGGTCGACGCACTCAACAGGCTCGTCAAGGAGCTGAACGTGGTTCTCGGGCTGTTCGGGGAGACCTATCCAGAGTTCGCCGAGGACATCGCGGTGTTCCCGCAGGAGTTCGTCGCCGCCCTCAGCATGGTCAGGTCAGCTGCCGATGACTCCGGCGTGGGTCTTGAGATGGAGTTCACCGAGATCACTGACGACCGCGACCTCGCCATCCTGGCCGGGAAGATCAGGAAGCTGGGGAAGGACAAGACGTTCCAGAAGTTCCTGGAGGACAGCACCCTCATGCCCGAGGAGGAAGTGGTGGTGGAGGAGGAGGTCATTGTTCCAGAGGCCCCTGCAGATGACATCGACGCCATGTTCGCCGGGAGGGTGTGATGCCTGTCCCGATGAGCGTGATGCAGGCTGCCGCACAGGGCGACAGGCAGGCGATTAGGCTGATAGAGAAGGAGTACGGAGTGGGTGACGGTCGGAGGTATGCAGAGAACTGGCTTACCGAAGAGGAACCACCGCCAACAGTGCCTGATAAGGTAATAGGAATAGAGCACCCAACCAGAGCACCTTCAAAGTATTGGGGGTATCAATACGAGGCAGACAAACGGGTGCGTGAAGGAGAGACAGATATAGTAGTGGATAAAATGAAGCATCCTGAGCAGTATTCTTTTCGTGAACCAGAGGACATGCTCTTTTCCGAGAAGCAAATTGATCCCGAAACCCATTCTTTCCCTCCGTATGCCGCTTACGGAAAGATGCAGCCAGGCTATCGTGGTTTGCGAACCCCTGGCAAGCCGACCGAAAGAGAGGCATATTATATAGATTTTCATGAAACATGGATACCACCACCTCATATAGAAAAGCAAGTTCTGGAACTAGGATTGAGAGGCACGTCCAGGAACTATCATCAGGCAGTATTTGCGCTGTCCAGATTAAATGAAGAGGGATTAATAACTGATATGCAGAAAATTGAAATTCGAGAAAAGCTGGACAAGCAATACAGGGAACAACAAAGAGGAGAATAAATGTCAGAGGAAACCAACGAAGCAGTTGAAGCAGTTGAAGCCGTCGAGGCGGTTGAGCCCGCACCGGTGCTCGCAGAGAACATAGAGTCAGGCACGGGGGCGAAGCCAGTCCTCGATGAATACCAGCAACGGGTCGACCAGCTCCTCGACCATCATGAGAAGAAGAATGAACACCAGCAGAAGACCATGCAGGATGCTGCTGAAAGGCAGGACCAGATGTACGACAACGCGACCCTCCAGGAAGGGGAGAGCTGGGACAGCATCTACGGATCAATGCCTGAGCCGGTCCAAAGGGCGATGGCATCTCTGAGGGCGGACTACACCAGGAAGACCCAGGACCTTGCAAAGCAGAGAAGAAGCGTGGAGGACCTGCAGGCCAGCCTGACGAACAGCGACGCCTTCAGGGCTCTCCAGGAGCAGGCGCGCACCGCCGCAGTGGACGGGGAGGAGTTCGACCCGTTCGACCCCAAGTCGTTCGAGGCGTACGTCAACAGGACGGTGGCCCAGAGGCTGCAGGCGGTGCTCCAGCCGATGTACGAGGAGCAGATGAAGACCCAGTCACAGAGGAAGGTCAACGACTTCATGGACGAGCACCCCGAGCTGCGAACCGACGAGGAGATGCGGCGCCAGGTCTACGACATGCTGAAGACGGAGGAGCAGATGACCCTCGAGCAGGGCTACTGGATAGTCAAGGGCAAGATGGCGCAGAAGTCCCAGGAGGACGAGGACAGGAAGTCCCGTCAGAAGCGGGACATGTCCAGGCAGGCAGCCGACCGCGTGGGCAGCGGGAGGAGGAACGGCATGACCGCTCCGCCGTCCGCATCGAACATGTCCGCAGCGGACATATACAATTATTTGCTTGCGCAGAAGAAATAAATCGTGTATTAAGAAATTGTGCGGCGGGAACCCCAGGGACACGCCTTCCGCACCGCCCCGAAAACGGATACGCGCAGCCAATACGAAAATAAACTCTATTTATAGGTGAACACTATGGGTATCCAATATGATATTCTTGCGTCGACCCTCCGTATCCTGCGCGATCGCGAAGTCGACAACACCTTCCGCACCATACCCCTCCTGGAAGCAGTCCAGCGGGCGGGCAACGTGGAACAGGTGGACGGGGGTCAGAAAGTAGACCATCCCGTCATCCTTGCAGAACATTCGAACATAACACAGCTCGCAACGGGCTATGAATCAGTCAACCTCGCCGTGAAGGACGCTCTTCGAACAGCATCCTTTGACTGGTGCGACTTCGTCGCCCCCGTCGTCATCACGGAGAAGGAGCAGCTGTCCAACAAGGGTCCGCGGGCAATCATCCGCATCGCCGAGGCACGGCTCAAGTCGGTCATGGGCATGCTCAAGCGCGAGTGGTGCAAGCAGACCGTCGCAGGGACGAGCACCATCCTGACGGACCTCAACACCCTCAACGGAGAGGGGACGTCCAACGCAGGTTCATGGGGTGGCATCGTAGCCGCTGACACGACGGGCTTCTTCGAGAACGAAACTTTCGGCAACCAGACCAACACCATCGGCGGCATCGCCAAGGGTTCCTTCACCAGCTCCTGGCAGAACCAGGTGGCAACGTCAGGCGCATTCGGCACGAGCGGCAACGGACTGAAGGCTATGAGCAACCTCATCATCAACACGCAGATCTACGCACCCGAGGGCGAGGTCGACATCATACTCGCCTCGCCGACCTCCTACGAACTCTACCGAAACGAGCTGACCGACCAGGAACGCTACACCTCGGCCGAGCAGATGAAGGACCTGGTGGGCAGGATGGCCCTGATGTACAACGGAGCGATGATGTACATCGACCCCAACCTCGGTTTCACCATCGCCGCCGGTGGTGGTGTCAAGGTCTCCATGTACTTCCTCAACTCTAAACTATTCACCGTATACTTCGACAAGGACGCGTACTTCGAGATGGGTGACATGGAGCGCATCTCAGGATACGCTGCCGCGTCGTCCAACATCATGGTTCGCACCCAGCTGGCCACGAGCCACCTGGCCGGTCACGGCGTACTACTCAACGCGGAGGCTTAATCATGGCTACTTCAACTCTACTACAATACCTGCAGGCAACCGACGGGGACGGTGTCGCCCTCGGCGTCACACCCTCCAACCGCCGTCAGGTGGAACGCTTCATCGCCTCCGCCGGCATCGTCGCTGGTGACATCGTATGTCTTGACATCACAAAGACCGCCGACGGGGACAAGTCCCTGTACGTCACGAAGGCTAACACCTCCTCAGGGGACACCACCCTGACCATCGGTGTCGCCCTTGAGACTGCAGCCGCCGCTGGGGACGAACTCAATGTCGTCATCAGGGGCCTGTGCAAGGATGCCAACGTCGCCTCTGGTGGTGGTATCGGTGACCGCATCGTCGGTTCCGGTACCGCTGGCAGAGCTACTCAGTATTCTGCTGCATCATCTCAGGCCGTCCTCGGCTACCAGTTGGAGACAGCCGCTGCTAATGTTGCGGACGTCTGGATCATCAAGCAGTTCTAACTCTTCATCTCCGACCCCCCTCCGCCGTCGGCGGGGGGGGTTTTTCTTAAACCCCTGGTGGAGGCGTAATGAAGCTGTCCGAGATAAGAAGCTACATAGGGAACATACTGGACTACCAGCCCGACATCACCACCTACAAGAACCAGCTCGACGCCGTCATCAACGAGCAGTACATGCGTCTCTTCACGGAGAAGCCGTTCACCTTCGCGCAGAAGGAGGCGGTGATCACCGCCAGGAAGGATGACGAACTCACCGCCATAGACGTCGCGAACGGTGCGGCGACGCTCTCCGACACAGCCGCCGCCAACCAGTTCGAGTCCTACATGGAGGGGCAGGTCATCGACCTGGACGGGACCGAGTACACCATAGCATGGGTGGCGACCGCCAACCTGGCGTACCTCACCAACAACTACGAGGGCTCCTCCGCCACGCTCGCCACCGTAACCGTCAAGCACCGCTACCTCGACCTCCCGCAGGACTGCGTGGAGATAATGCAGGTGCTCAAGAGGGCGATGACCCTCACACCCCAGGAACCAGGGCGCATGATCCCGCTCACCAGGTACGAGGACGAGTTCTGGAACCTGCCGCTCAACGAGGTCAACCTCCCCAACTACTGGGTCCCCTACGACGACTACAGCCTCATACCGCCGAAGGCTCCGACAATAACCGCAGCAACAAGCGGGGCTGGAAGAGGAATAAGAACACTTGAGTTCGCCGTCTCCTACGTCTTCGCAGGAAGGGAGAGTGCATTATCGCCAATAACCAGTATTGCATTAACGGCAACACAAGTAGCAAACATAACCTTGGCAGCATTACCTAATACTTCTGGTAGGTATAGAAAGGTCTATGTGCGTTGTCCAGAAGCAGGAATAAACAAGTTTTACAATATACCTGAAAGTGGGACAGGAACAAGTATATATGAATATGATCCTACTAAAACTGGTGCTTATCAATATGCTACAGATACTGATTTAACTGATTTTAATGATTCATTTGAGCTGACCTACTCCAGGTACGACGGCGTGGACGGGAACCTTCAGCGCATCAGGATGTACCCGAGGCAGTCCCAGGACTACTCCATCACCGTGCGCTGCATGTACAGGCCCATCGAACTGATCGACGACGCGGACACGCCCGAGTTCCCCTCCGCCAGCCACCAGATCCTCGCCTACATGGCGCTGCGCGACATCTTCGTCAAGCACGACAACGACGCCCAGGCGTCGATGTACGACAGGAAGGTCGTGCAGGAGATGCTCAAGATAGAGCAGAGATACCTCAACTCAATCGCCAAGCGGTACATCAAGCGGTTCATGGCCGGAGGCCGCACAGACCCCGTCCCCATGTACACTCCGCTGTCGACGTCATGAAGAACAGGCAGCAGGTCATACCGCTGCTCGGCGGCCTGAACGAACTGCAGCCGCAGGACCCCGACCACCTCTCGGAGCTGTCGAACTGGAGGACGGACGACCTTACAGGCGGATGGTCTTCCAAACTGGGCTATGAGAAGTTCTTCACATACCCGACGACATGGGCTCCGTTCGCCAGCCTCAAGAAGGTGGACAGCCTGTTCTACCTCAACCGACACCAGGGGGCGCAGACCAGCATCATCTTCGAGGCCGGCGGCGTCCTCTACCACCTGTTCGAATGGGGAACCGCATCCAAGAAGGAGCTGGTGGCGGGGCGGTCCATACCCAGGATAACGGAGAACAGCACCCAGTACCTTCAGTTCGGGAGGTTCCTGTGCATGGTCAACGGATTCGACCGCCCGGTCAAGTACAGGGCGTGGCCTGTCGTGAGCGCCACGAACGTGTTCACCCCCGCAATATACCCTCTCGGATTCCACAGGACGCCGGGGACGCCCAACGCGCTCAACGTGGCGGTGGATCCAGCTGCGGCATCGAACTCCGTCACCGACGGGGTGTGCATACAGTTCGGCGCGGTGGATGAGCTGGGGCTCGGCATAGGGGAGGACACCAAGGCGTCGTCCTACAAGTGGCGGGTGTCGTTCATAAACAACGCGGGGGCGGAGAGCCCCCTCAGCCCGGCATCGGGCACAACGACCTGGACAGCCGACGCCAACGCATACAGGTACGCCTGCGCGGTGGAGATACCGCTCGGCGACACCGACACGATCGCCCGGCGGATATACCGCACGAAGAACTTCTCCTCTGACGGCGGCGCGGACGGAAGCCTCTACTACTTCGTGATAGACGTGCCGAACAACTACGAGACCCTGTACATAGACGACCACCCCGACTTCCTCCTCGGTGCGCTGTCACCTTCGGGCACCGACAGCGTCGTGTTCCCGGCGCTTGACTGCAGGTTCATGGACATCTACAAGGACTGCCTCTTCATAGACGGCGGGCGGTCGAACAACACCGTGATGTACTTCTCCAACCCCTCCGCGCCCGACCAGTTCGGGGCTCTCAGCTTCATCACCGTGGGCAACAGGAGCGGAGGCGGCATCACCGGTTTCTTCGGATACTTCGGATACCTCCTGGTGTTCAGGGAGAGCTCGATAGACGTCGTGCAGGGAAACTTCCCCGACTTCGTCGCCACGCCGTTCCAGCAGCACATAGGAACCACCGCCACCGACACCGCGACAATGGTCCCGGGACTCGGGGTGCTGTTCCTGGCGGCCGACGGGGTGTACGCCGTGGGCGGCAACCTGGAGTACTCCGACACGACGAACGTCAAAAAGATCTCCCACCAGATACAGGACACCATGTCCAGGATGAACGTGACGGCGCTTCCGCAGGCTACGGCCATATACAGCGAGAAGAAGAGGGAGTGGCACTGCTACTTCGCCGTGGACGGTTCCGACGTCAACAACTTCGGCATAGTGTACCACCTGGACAAGCAGGCATGGTCCGTCAGGGAGGGCTTCCCCGTCAGCAACCTCGCCAGGACGCCTGACGGGGACATCATATTCGGGACGACGGAGACAGCCGGTTCCGCCGACGACCCGGCGGGGCTGTTCGTCATATCCAGGAGGCGGGCGCTCGGCCAGAAGATAGACGAGGGCTCCATGGTCGACGCCGACCCCCCGACCAGCGTCATGGCTTCGGCGTGGCTGGACATGGGCGACCCGACGCTGAAGAAGAAGGTCCACGGCGTGTACCTGTTCATCAGGACGGGCGGGGACACCGCCATCAGCCTGGAGGTCTACAGGGACTATGATTATAACTCATATGAGACAACCCAGGGCATTAAACAGCAACGAGCAGACTTCGCCGACCAGAACGTGTACGACGTGGTCGCGCTCGATGACGACAAGTACTGGGAGGAGCCTATGGTCACGCCCATACGCTTCGACGTCCACAACGGCAGCTGCTCCTGGTTTCGCTGGCGCTTCTCGACCACCGTCGACGTGGTGGTGGTGGGGTACGCTGTGGACTTCACGGCGTCTGGAACCAGGATAATAGCGGGGAAGAAGCTGTGAGCAAGAAATGGACGGAGGTGCATCCCGGCGACGAGGCGATAGTCGACCTCAAGGAGTTCAACCACGGCTACAACGCCTACAAGTCGTCCTTCAACGGAGGGCTCGACAGGACGGTGGTCCCCGAGGAGTTCCTTGACGAGGACAACATATCGGCCGGAGCGTTCCACAGGGTGCAGATAACCAACAGCGCAGACATGTCGGCGAAGGCGGACACGGCCACGGGTGCGACGCTTGACTGGCGCGGACCCTCCTACACCACCTACGACCAGGGATGGTTCGAGATAGACAGCGTGTCCGTCACGGACTTCAAGGACGGCATGTGCCACTGGGAGTACAGCTTCCTCTACAGCAACTACTTGAAGTACACCTGGAACTCCACACAGCCCAACGTGGGGCAGAAGGGCCTGCAGGTCAGGATGCTGTGGGACGGGGTGGTGGTCTTCGACAGCTACAAGATGCCCCAGCCCATGGGGACTGCGAGGCTGCTCGCCGACTTCCCGACCACGGGCGGGACGCACACCGCCAGCGTTCAGATAAGGCAGACCAGCCCCGGCCCGGACGACCCCGTCGACACGAACATCGTCAACGTGGTCGCTCCGTGCCATCTTTTCATAGGGAGGTGGCGCTGATGGCCATCATCAAGAACGATTCGATAACGAGGGGAGACCTGCTGAAGAGCGCGGAGCTGAACGCGGAGTTCACCGCCGTCAACACGGCCTTCACCATGGACGACGCCAACTTCAGGAACGAGGCGCTGGACCAGCCGTCGTTCGACACGCAGCCTCTGACTGGCGCGTCGGGGATAATACTGAAGGCTGCGAACAGCTACAGCGTGCGTTCCTCCACCCTCACGGTGAACGCGAACACCAACGTCGTGACGGTGGCTCCGCAGGCCGCAACGGCGATAGGAACTCAGGCATTCGTCCAGCCATGCCTGGAGACGGACATCCTCCGTGTCTACTGGCAGTACTCCTTCAAGACCTTCGGAAACAGCAGCGACCCGATAGACGTGGACCACCAGGGACTGTGCTGGGCGGTGTGGCTGGAGTGGAAGACGAGCAGCGGGGGAGCCTACGCACCGGTGCCAGGACAGGGCGCATTGAATGTTTCATTGACGGCAAGCGCGGGAACAAGGTACGGAAACTCCTCCTCCGCGCTGAAGGCTACGTCCATCGACTACCACGCCATACAGTTCGAGGACCACTCAACCGACCAGAGGATCTACCCGGAGAAGAGGGGAGGATACGGCCAGTTCTTCTACAAGTTCACCGGCGACACCACGATACACGGCCTGCGCCTCATGATCAACGGGATATACGAACCCGTGTACAGCACCAGCTCCAGCCTCAACGCCCTGATCAGCACGGAGGCTGCGGGGCCAGCGCACAACATAGAGGTGTACACGGCTGACCTGTCCTACCTTCTGATGAGGGATGACTGATGGCGATAACCTTTCCAAAGACATGGAGCGGCGGCGAGGTCGTCGACGCCATCGACATGAAGAACAACCTGGACGCGATGAGGGACAAGCAGCAGAAGCTGGCGTTAGCCGACATCGACACCGCCGCAGCCTGGGTGCAGACCCCGCACATCATGCAGGGACGGTACGACAGCGTGACCAACATCACCCACAACGTGTCGGGTGTGTTCGGGGGAAGGAACAACGGCGGTACGTGGGAGCGGACATCCTACGTCACCAGGTGGATGATGCCTGCGACGCTGAATGACAACGCTCCGCAGTTCGTGCCCCTCTCCTGCATCCAGATAGACCTGACGGCGGGGCACACGGTGCTGTTCCAGTGGTGGATGAACCACCAGTCCCCGAGGGACGGGCTGGCCGCTGCTGGCAACACCCAGTTCTATGTATACCAGAACAGCGGGGACACGTTCGCGGGGCAGAGGGCGCACCACGTTCCCGAGCAGCCCGTGCATTCGTTTGGGTCAGTACCACTGTCGAACACCCCTGCACTACTGGACGGGACGTACATGACGAACGGACACAAACTGTTCAGCTCGGGCAGTGAGAAGCTAAACTACGGCATAGGGCTGAACGCCTGGAGCAGCGCGGGCAAGTGCCAGCAGGTTGCATGGGGCGTCAGCCTGGAAGTATTCTACATGTGAGGAAGAAGATATGGACCCATTGACAATTGCAATGATGCTCGCCGCAGCCGGAAAGGGTGCGCAGGGGATCGCGTCGGGGGCTGGACAGATAGACTGGATGTCACCCGAACAGAGGAACAAGATGAAGGAGCTGGAGAGGAACCAGGCGCTGGGGCTACTCGGCATCGACGAGGCGTCGCAGCAGCGCATACTCAACCAGCAGCTCCACCCCGTGCAGGCAGCGGAGCGCGAGGCGTTCAGCCGACAGGCGCAGCAGGCGCAGATTGCCGACGTCGGGCAGGGCGCGACCTTCAGGGGGCAGCAGGCCCTCCTCGAGGGTGCGGCAGCAGCACGGTCGGAGGCTACCCAGCGGGCGCAGCAGATGATAGCGGAGCAGGATGCTCTTGACAGGGCGGCGCAGATTGCCGAGTTGAGGCAGCTGAAGGCGCAGCGGGCGGCGAACATCGAGGGCGTCGGGACGATAGCGGGCGCAGGTCTCGAGGCGGCAGCAGGTGTCGCAGGCGCACAGGGCATGGCGGATCTCGCCAAGGCAAGGGAGGCTGGGCTTCTGTCCGCAGCCGCCAAGGCTTCAGCCACGCCTGCTTCGACAGGCATGACGGAGGACTTCTCGTCCATAATCGGCGGGTACAGTGATCAGCCTGCCGCAGCCGGTCAGACGCCGTACTCCCTGGGAGCCACCACCCCCTCGCTGGTTCCGCAGGCAGAGCGGGCTTATCTTCAGCAGCAGCAGGCCGCTATGGGTCAACTTGGGTCCCTGTACAAGGTCACCAAGGACGTGGACTGGGGGACAATGACACCGATTTATGACGAGCTTGGCAACATAGTACGGTTCTCATATGTGACCAAAGATGGCGCGTCGGGCGAAATGGAAGCAAGCGCCAAGGCGCTTGCCGAGTACCAGGGAGGTATGTGATGCCCAACTACGAGTTCTACGCACAGATATACATGCAGTCCAGGGAGCAGCAGTACACCGCCTCCTACAACGCCGCGTACCGAGACCTGATGGCCGAGTACAAGGAGGAGGTCAGGGTGCAGAACCTGATGGCGAAGATGGCCGTGAGCGACAAGAAGGCCAACGCTGCCTTGCGAAAGGCTTTGATGAATGATCCTGCCAGCTTCAGCGAGGTGACGTCCTTCATGAACATGAACCAGAAGAGGCGCAACGATGAAGCAGTAGCCCAGGCGAAGGCTGAAAAGGCCGTGGACAGTGGATATGACTACCCGCCCTCCCTGAATGAACTTATTTGGTCCTTGGCTACCGATAATGGAAACAATGCAGCAGGTTTTGAAACACAATGGAACGAACAGATGGCTGTCAATGTGTCGGGACTTACAAAGAAGCAACGAAAGCAACTTGCTGTCGACATGGAGCCTTTGATAAACAGGAAGGTCTATGGTGGGTCGGGACAAGCCGTGATCATGACGGAGTACTTCTATCAGGAACCTACATTCTCTTCAGCCCAGCTGGATAAGGAAAAAGAATATGACCGACAGGTAGCCAGAAACGAGGCGGCGATGCCACCCTCCGCATTGGAGCAGAAGCAGTATGCACAGGCGATGGCGTCCTTCCCTGAACTGGAGCAGTATGACCTTACGGGAGATGCGGATACGGGGGTGCAAAAGAAAAGCATGTTTGAGGGCGCCAAGGTGAAGCCACCAACAGAGCCGGACATACTAGCCCTTGCCGCCGAATACTACGCACCGTCCGCTGGCAAGGAGTTCCAGGCCTCGATGGAGGAGGTCGCCACGGAGCGCGAGTCCTCGGCGCAGGCTCGCAAGGCGGAGAAGGCGCAGCTGGCGAAGGACCTGGCGTCGCAGCCTGAATGGGCTGGCAGGGTGTACAAGGTCCAGGGCGACACCGAGGCGATAATCGACGTCGATGACGCGGAGCTGACCTCCGCGCCCCAGAAGTGGGCCCGCCTGCACATGGACACGGGGAAGTACTACGACGACCTGCCGGGATCGATAGCGGCGATAGATAAGCAGTTCCCCGACGATGCGCTGGCGCAGTCCCAGGCACTCGCCATGCTGATGGCGGTGCATGTGAGGAGGAGGCGCACGCAGGCGGAGGGGGACGTCGACCTGGTCAAGAAGGCGGCGGAGTAATGGCTGATCCCAAGACAACGTCAGAACTGAAAAAGGAGATACAGGAAGCCCACGCCGAGTATGCGGCGGGGAAAATAACCATTGAGGAAAAAGACCAACGGATAAAGAACCTTGTTAGCCAGATACGAACCATTCTGATTGAAGAGCAGACCGCGCAGGTAGAAGCTGGTGGGACACGGCAAGAGATATTCGGTAAGCCCTACGTCACCCCCGTCACTCCGTGGAGGCCAGAGAGCGATGTGGCGGGAGCCAGGGCGGAGGCCATACAGAGGGGAAAGGCATACGACATAGGCGACGCCCTGTATGAGACACTGGTTCCTGAAGACAAGAGGGCGATACTGGCTGCCTTGAGAGGGGATGAGATACCAGAGGACGTGGCTGAGTACATAAACAAGGCGATAAAGCCGGTGACGGTCGGCTACCACCAGGCTCCAGACATAGGCGTGTCACGGATCGTCGATGTGGAGAAGGGTCTGGTTCGCGACGAGCAGACAGGCGACCTGCGCCAGGGCACGGCTGGCGAGCTGTTCACCGAGGCGATGAAGAGGCAGGTGATCTCCACCACGCAGGAATATGAGACAATAAAGAAGATAAAAGAGAATGAACTGCGTCGCAAGGACATGCAGGAGCAGCAGCAAAGAAACATAGAAGCACGGAGGAAAGAGCTGGGCTTTCGTCCAGAGGGAGAGGTTTCATTTGCTGAAGACCCGTTGGGATGGCTCTACAGGCAGGCTGGCTTCGCAACGGAGCAGGCGTATGAAGAGGCGGCGGAGCCCGTCAAGAAGGCGGCGGAGAAGGCGCTGGTCGAACCGTACACCAGGGCTGGGCTTGTGACGGAAAGCCTGCTGGGGGCTGGGCTCAGGAGCGGGGTTACAATCCCCACGGCCGCCGTCACCGTGCCTGTTGAAAAAATGATGAGGATGACAGAGGAAGGGAAGCCCGAGCAGTCCGACATCTACAGGCGCAGCGAGATAGCCAGGGAGTTCCCGTACCAGCGCGACTACGACCAGTTCATCGTGAACCTGGCGAAGGGGCAGGGGCTGCCGCAGGCCTTCGAGAGCAATGCGAAGCTGGTTGGAGTTCTGGACCACCTTCCCGGTGAGGGTGATTCCTGGGCGTGGTGGATGGGCGCAGCAGGGGAACTGCCGCTCTGGGCGACACCAGTAGGTGCGGTGAAGCCCATCGCCACAGGTCTCCGTGCCACAGGAAGGGGACTGTCCCGTGCAGGGATGCAGACGGTGGGAGGAGGGCTTGAAGCCGTCTCCGCGCCACTGGAGCATATGAAGTACTCCGCCGTCCGTGCGAGGGTTGACGAGGCGCTTGAGGCCACTGGAACACAGAAGAGCACCAAGGACATCATAGACGACTTCTACGCGAAGCCCTGGAGCAGTGACGACTGGTTCGACAAGGCGGCGAAGAGGAACCACCTGAACAAGGTCGCGCCCGAGGCGGTGGCGACCAGGGTGCAGGACACGGTGAACCTCCGTGCGCTGCTTGACAGCGGAGGGGTTGATGTGGATGAACTGGCTGCATCGCCTACAGCCCGAGCAATAATAGACGAGATAGAGATCGACACCGGTGTGCGTCCGACAAGGCTGACCAGGGCCAACGCTGGGAGATACGTCACCAGGGAGCAGGACATGCTCAAGGCTGCTGCAGCAGGTGACGAGGACTTCGCGCAGCTGTACAACCTGGCGGAGGAGCAGGCGCGGCAGATCAAGGACGGCAGGGCGTTCGACCCGACGCAGGTGAAGTTCAACCAGGTGGACTTCGACGCCCGCCCCCCGCAGAGGCTCAACACTGGAAAGATGAACATCGAGATGCAGAACGAGCTGGCGAGGGTTGTCTTTGCAAAGCAGATCGCTGCAGGAATGGCGAAGAAGGAAGTCGGAAGGTTCTGGATGTGGGCCAACCTGGACAAGGGCGCAAGGCAGAAGGATGAGCTGACCAAGTTGCTTCTGGAAGACCCCAAGAGGGGAGGGAAGCTAGGGCTTACCACCACCACCGCCAGCGTCGATGACATGATGAAGGCTTCAAGGGGTGTCCTGTCACGCAGGGCCAGGGAGCAGATGAGGAACTTCCTGCCGGAGGACCTGGTGGTTCTTGCCGGTGATGTCGTTGTCAATACGAGGACGCTGAAGAACAGGAAGGCTGTGAACGCGTTCCGGAACCAGATGAAGGACAACTGGTCGAAGGTGGAGTACGACGAGGCAAGGGGTGTCTGGAAGGTCGACCCGGTGTACAGGATGGAGCTGGTGTCCGACGTCATCGAGTACGTCGGCATCGAGACTGTACGCCAGAGCGACAGGTACAGGGACCTTCTCCACCAGCTCACCGGGGAGATGTCGTTCACCCCGGAGCATATGAAGGTGGTGTCTGACAGCATGGTGCATGACGCTGGCAAGGCGCACCTCGGCGCAACCAGGCTGCGCACAGGCGGGGAGCAGTACAGAAGGGCTACCCAGCCCCTTGAGACCAGGGGTGACATACTCGCACTGAGCGAGGGGAAAAGCCTACCTGAGCAGTTCTCCAAGGGTGCTCTCGGAGACATCAAGAGGGACTTTATGAAGTCCTTCAAGACCATAGTGAACAGGAACAGGGACAACCCCCCGTTCGCCAAGGACGTGGACGGGCCAGAACCTTCCACGGCGTTCGCCGACCTGGTCAGGAACGTGGACAGCGAGATGGACAAGGTGCAGGACAACTTCCAGAGGGAGTGGAAAGACCTTACAACGGAGACAGGCGACCCCGTCACCGCCCTTGACGAGATGTCGGCGGGAACATGGGGTGGGCTTCGTGATGATCGGCTAAGGCAGCTCGACCAGACCGTCCAGCGCCCGCCGTTCAACGGCTCCTACATCGCGTACATGAACCACTTCGTCAAGCCTGACTACAGGGCTCAGATGCTGAGGATGCTCAGGATAGACAGCATGGACGAGCTAATAGATGAGGTGGGCGGAGCGGTAACCGAGGAGGCTGTCAGGGACCTGGTATATGACTACGCGCTGTACTTCACGAAGAAGGACGAGTGGACAGCGATGCTAAGGAAATACTACGGGCTAAGGTCGGAGGTGGTGATAGAGAGGCTGATCAGGACGCTCATCCATGTAGACCCGAATGCCGCCCGTAGACTTGCGCCCGACGTCGGAGAGTTCGTGCCAATGCAGCCGAAGGCGTCAACCCTGCTCGACCCCAACTACAGCAACTTCTCGACGGTAGTCAAAAGGGCTGAACAGAAGTTCAAGACAGCAAGAGGGAAGGGGCTGAAGTCAGCCTTCGGCCAGCAGCAGCCCGTCGCACCTGTGATGGAGTGGATACTGGGCAACAGGCGGGCGGCGGTGGTCAGCAGGAACCAGATGGACCTGATGGACAAGAACCCCGAGTTCAGGGCGGAGCTGTTCCCCGACCACTACAGCGTGGGCATGGAGATAAACCTTTACCCTCTCAGCACCCAGTACGAGAACATGTTCGCCGACGCCATCAACGGACTGCGCGACGGTGGGGCGGCAATAGACGCCGCCGCTGCTGGAAGGGCTATGCGGGGCCTCGGTGACAGGCTGGCCAACAAGCACTTCGACACCGTGAGCGCGATACCCGCAGGCGACAGGCTTGACGTGTTGACCCAGCTGAACAAGACCATCATGGAGCAGGGGACGATCAACCCGTCAGTCAAGTCAATGCAGACCCAGCTGCAGAGGGAGCTAGAGATACCCAAGGCTGTAATGGACAGGGCTGTAAGGGAGGAGGCGCAGAAGATGTTCGGGGGTGTTCCCGGTTCGGAGCAGGCCATCCAGAACCTGCAGAACAGGACCTGGAAACTCTTCTTTGAGGACCGTCCGATAGACAGCAGGTATCATGCGGAGCCTTCGCTGTCGGTGGTGCAGGACATGCTCCACAACTGGAAGCAGTTCTACAAGACCAACGGGCTGTCGCTCGGCGGCAAGATGGAGGAGTCACTGTCAGCCAACCTTCCGCTGTTCAAGAGGATCAGGGGCACTAACGACGTGCTGATCTACGGCAATGCGCAGATGGAAATAGTCGAGAAACTGGCGGAACTGGCAGCAAGCACGAAACTGCAGACCACCCTGGCCAGGGCTGGACAAGGGGTCGGTGCGGACGTAGGCAGGGCGGTGGGGGACACCGTTGACTATTTCAGGCGGACGGCGACACAGGGGCTCCTTGCCGGAGCCTTTGCACCCAACCTGAGATACATGGGTCAGAACATTCTGACAGCTCCGTTCATAATGATGTCCACGGTAGGGATGGCCAGGGCCGCCAAGGCATTATCCTTTGGGGCGCAGTCAGTCTTTCAGTCTATGAGGTCATACATCCCCAAGGCGTTGATGGCAAAGACCGCAGCGGACGATATGGTGCTGGTGGTGTCCAAGAGTGGTAGGAGGTACACGGCAAAGGAGCTGCGCAACCTTGAGAACAAGCACAACCTGGGTATCACCAGGGCGCAGGCTGAACTGTATGCCACGGATGCCAGGTCTGTCTACAGGGCTGTTGGCCTGGCGGGAAGAGGCCAGAGGATGGGCGACCTGGAGAGGCTCGCCAACTACGTCGACCCAGGTCAGAGAACCCTGTTCTCCCATATGGCCGACGCGCAGGACATGGCGTTCAGGAGGGCCACCTTCTACTCGGCGCTTGCCGACGACCTGCCCCTTGACCAGGCGTTGCGGCTGGCGAAGCGAAGCCTGCTTGACTACGGGGCGATGTCCACATGGGAGAAGAACTTCGCGGCGAGGTACACCTGGTTCTGGTCGTTCCGCCGCCAGATGACGAGCGAGCTGATCAACGCCCTGCACAAGTCGGTTGTCGGCGGAGCGGGCCACCAGTACATGGCAAGGGTGTGGAGGGCGCAGATGAGGCAGCAGCAGGCGTCTGAGTCATGGCTGTACAGCGAGGACAGGGCGAAGGCGAGGCTCTACTCCATATGGAAGGAGAAGATCGACGGTCTCGACCAGTACACCTACGGCTATTCGAACCCTACGGTGGAGCAGTTCGAATCCCTGCTGTCACTGTTCAGCATGGGGGCATCGATAATGTACGGGGAGCAGGGAACTTCCGAGGCTATCAAGAAGGTTCTCGACACCGGCAACTGGAACCCGCTTCTGTCGTACATGATGGACTCCATCACGGAGACGCACAGCATGACCGTGCCCCCCGAGTACATAGCCCTGGCGAAGTCGATGGGGCAGTGGGAGTGGATGAGGAGGCATTACAGGATAGCGGCTCGCCCGATCAAGCAGAGGCGTCAGG